TATTTATACAATTGGTAGAGCGGACGAGATTCGAACTCGCATTGCACAGATTGAAAGTCTGGGTTCCTAACCAATTAGAAGACCGCTCCGTAATTCATATTATCATTATACTATATTCTAACAAAAAGTCAAGTGGCGGAGAGTGAGAGATTCGAACTCTCGGTAGAATTTCTCCTACGCTCATTTAGCAAACGAGTGCTTTCGACCACTCAGCCAACTCTCCAGTATTGGTAGGGGTGCCAGGTAACGCTCCTGGTCGAGAACGGTAATCGGCCGCTAAAGGGTTTATAAGTCCCTCTTGTGTCTTACACCCACCCCCATAATGGTAGACCGTACTGGATTCGAACCAGTGTCCTAGGATTAAGAGTCCTGTGCTAAACCAACTCAGCTAACGGTCCATAATAAAAAGACACGCAACACCTCTCCCCGTATCTGGTAGCTATCTCCATACCCGCTTCATAGAGGCCAGCGTCCTGTTGTTGCGTATCAAACTGGCGACCGTGATGGGGATCGAACCCACCTGAACTTGTTAGACAGACAAGTGATCTCACCAGAGATCTACACGGCCAAATTGGTGGACCAGAGAGGACTCGAACCCCCCACCCTCTGCGTGCAAAGCAGATGCTCTCCCAGATGAGCTACTGGCCCAAAAACATATTTAGTGGAGGATCCGGTCGGACTCGAACCGACAGCCTTGGGATTAAAAGTCCCTTGCACCACCTATTGTGCTACGGATCCATATATTTGGTGCGTGAGGATGGATTCGAACCACCAATGTTACCACAAAGGGAACGGATTTACAGTCCGCCGCAACACCACCGTCGTTGCCGCCCACGCATATTAGTTATAGGTTGACAAGAGCGAACCTTGCCATTCACATGTCTTTGCGACCGTTGATGAAATATCTCTTGCGAGTTACTCCATGATCCAAACGCCGACAAACCTATTGGTTGTCCACTGAGGTTACGCTCCTCACGGCTACTGTCTTATCAGGACAGCCCCTTCACTAGCTGGGTCGTGGACAATAATACTTTTAAAGAGATACAGGTTTACTATGCCTCGCACCAGATATATTGATGGCCATCTCACTGGATATGAGACACAAGGTTTGAGTTTCAGTTATTAACGCTAGCTCCCTCGCACGAGCCTGTACCTATCTAAAAGTATTGGAGGGGATGATGGGACTCGAACCCACATCAATCAGGTTTTGCAGACCTTGCCGTAACCAGTTCCGGACACACATCCCCATAAGAGACAGATTAACTGTCTCTCTATTTATTACAGACCAGCTGCTAGAGCACGATAACCAGCAGCAACTAGCTTGCGACTTGGCTTGCCAGCACGATACTTACCAACAGTCTCACCCTTTGAGTTCTTGCGCTCATTGAGATAGATAGCATAACCCATCTGACGAATCTGGTAAACAGCATCGTGCGGGTTAGCAACACCATATCGAGTCTTAATCTGCTGAGCAGTCAGTTCCTCGCCACGATTCACAAGAGCCTCAAAAACACGATCAATCTTAGTAGCATTCTGAACCATTATCTATATCTCCTTACATAATATTTACAATTGAACCATTACCATCAATGGCACGCACACGAGCTTCTGGAAACTGCCACTGAAGCTGACGCATAGCCTGAATAATAAGAGGAGACTGATTCGGCGTAATACCAAAAGTTCTCCAGTTACCAGTCTGATCGAGAAGCTGAATTTCAATGTTTTCCATAACTCGTCCCCTTTTCTTAGGATAGCTTAATATTACTATATTCTTCCAGCAAAGTCAAGACATTTTTTAGGTCAGAACAGACGATCTTTTTTGTCGGCCACTCATCAAAATGATCTCGGCCAGAGATCTCTACCATCCAACCATTCTCGAAACGATATACAGTTACGCTATCGTTTACTGAAGAGAACATATTCGAAACCATATTAACCTTCACCTCATTCATACTAACCTCTCCTAGATTTGGTTCCAACAGTGGTTAAGTCCACGTTTGGTCCCGCATACTGCAACCCGCCCTTATTATAGAGCGGCATTACCAGACTAGCCTTCTTCAGAATTTCTTTCTGAACATGCTCTGGTTCTTTATGAAGGTTGGTCATAATGTCTCGCTTGGCGCAGGAAGACGCATCACCTGACAATCCTGCGGAAACGTAGTCACTTCGATCAACCACCATAGTATCATTATACTCTGAACGCCACATTTTGTCAAGCACTTTTTTATCTTTTTTCGAACGAATCTGGTCCGGATGGACTCCGTTCTTGAGCAGCCACCGATCGTGGTCTGACACTAACTTAGACTTGACTGTGGACTTTCGTTTACGTTTGCGAGTGTTTAGGCTCGTATAAAACGCAGGTAAAATGTGCATAGACATAGGCGAACCTCCATCATATACACATTATAACCTATATTTAGGAAAAAGTCAAGTCTTTTTTTCGAGAGTTTCGATAAATTTTTCTACTGCTGGGTTGTAGATCTCTTCAAGTATTTTACTTGCGTAACGATGATTTTCGTACTCTAATTCTCGCAAATACTTGTATCTGGCGTCAATCATTACTTCTAATGTTTCGACCAATTTCTTGATCTTATTCGATCTCTTCGACATCTATATTTTCCGGCATTTCTACAGTAATGTATTTGGCTTCTTTATCAAGTAACATATGAGCTTCTAGAATATCTCTCACTTTAATAAGCGCAGTTATACACTGATTCACTGTGTTCTGTACTGCTTTATCATTATGCCCTTCTTGGAGATCAATCAATGCAGCATATAGATTATTGTCTATAGAATAATCAACCATAAAACGAACCTTTTCGCCCGCTTCTACATGTTCATGCACTTTAGTCGGAGGAAATAAAATATTTTTAATATCATCAAGTTTTTGCTGAGCAGCAGTCTTTTTAGCCATAATATATCCTTACTTCTTTTTACGCCCCATATTATACTTAGCCTCAAGAGTCCAATCGTTTTTTTCTTTATGATTGATAATCTTAATCTGATTCATAGAAGCCTGAGGATCTAGAATATAATCAGGTTCTACAACCTTTAATAGTCCCCAGTCTTGTAGTAGAGAAATTATTTTATTTCGGCGACCTTTATCTTCATCAGAAAAGTTGGAAGGCTTGCCATCTATTAAAAACATTTCTTTAAAATGCACAATATAATATTTGCCTTGTTTGTGGAAAATATGGCAAGACTGATAAAGTTTCTTTTCCTTACGAGAAGCAACACCAATACGAGTTAAAGTCTCTTTAATCTTTAGGAAATCTTCTTCTTCGGCAATCTTCACCTCAATTAAAGAATCAAGAAGTTCATTCATTTTACCCCACCTTTTTCTCTTCCTTTTTTTATTTTTTCAATTTGCTCCGGCGTAAGGACTTTCAACACTTCTTTTGCTCGGACAACATTATATTTATAATATTGAGAAACTAAGGTAATCAGTTCTTCTTTCTTCTCTCTTGCCTTCTTTTCTTCTTTAGTTTCTGCCTTATACCATCTCTTTTGTTTTCTAATAGAATTATAGAGATAATCATAATGCATCTGATCTGTTATATTATGATTGATGTTTACTTCATTAACAAAGTAAATTAGATCCCTATGGTTACATAATACAGAATTGGTTCTCCATTGAGAATAATCCCCATCGATCTCAATTTGCTTTTTCTCATTGATAAGATTATTCTCATATCTCCAATCATACCTTTCTTTTTTAACTTCTGTTGTTATAGTTTCAGGATTTCTTTCCTCCATCAATACATTAAGGAATTTAGCCATTAGTTAAACTCGCAATCCATCATGACTTCTACTAGGAATGCTAGAAAGTTAATCTCGACATTAGCAGCAAATGCATTCTGATATTGATACTTAGCAAGTAGCAATACTAATTGAGCGCATGATTGTGCTGGCATGATCTCTGAAGAGATATTATAAAATTCATTGTATAGAATATTAGGATCTGTATCCAGATTATTCTTTACCCACTTACGAATTTCAGTATAATCCTTGCTCTTGAGATACTTGACCAAATCCTTAATAGATGCTTCCTGTAGGTTAACAAGAATACCCGTATCAATAGCACCAGTTGCAGAATAACGCTGAAGTTCATTCAGAACACGACGCCAATCTGGGAAATGCTTATTGATTACTTCAGCAACAACCTTCTGATCATACTCAATGTTTTCCTGATCAAGAATGAAAGTAACACGCTTGAAGAATTGTGTAGCAAGTTTGGCCATAACCTTCTTGCTGATCTTAAAATCAATTACCGAACACCTAGAGTGGAGGGGATCGATAATTCTATTTTTAAAATTACAGGTGAGGATGAAACCACAGTTACGTGAGAATTCTTCCATGAAGTTACGTAAGGCAGGCTGTGTAGAGTTGGCGTTGAGATAGTCTGCTTCATCCAAGATGACATATTTTCTCCCTCCCGATAGGGACACGCTAGAGGCGAAGTTGAGAATTTCGTTTCGGAGTGTATCAATATTGCCATTCATAGATCCATTAATAATAATATAATCACAACCCAACTGCTCCAACATAGCACGGGCGACTGTTGTTTTCCCAACACCTGCTGAACCTGATAGGATTAAGTTAGGAATATTCTTCTGATCAACAAACTGTTGAAAGGTTTTCTTAAGATCACAAGGAAGAATAGTATCTTCAATAGTTTTAGGACGATACTTCTCTACCCACAGGAATTCTTCATTCATAATATATCTCCATAATAAAAACAAGGGGACCGAAGTCCCCTATAGTATTAGAAAGTTGAACTCTGTTCAACTGCAATATAATACTCAATATCTTCATGAGAGAAGTGGGAAATTCCCTTTGAAGAAATAGTCACGTCATAATCGCCTGGTAGAATCTTAATATTCTCTGCCTTAAAGATAGCACGGAAAACCTTATCGGTTGTTCCAATAAGAATAGAAGAAACGTCACCAGTAGGATTCTTAGAATCTGCAGCCTGTAGATATAGGTTTTCACCATCACCCATAACAACAATCTCAGGAAGACCTAGAATACCAGCATTCTTTTCAATGTTCTTCAGATCATCATTGGTAAGTCTGAATGTAACGTCAACACTTGGTAGATTGATTTCCCTTTCAGGAGCCTTTAGAACTGTTGACTCATCAGCATAGACGTAATGAGTCTTCTGGTTACCATCTGAAATGTCAACAGACTTATCACCAAACTTAAACTCAGGATCTGTAAAAGTGCTGACGATAGAGATGAAACGATCTAGATTATAAATCGCAAACCTCTGGTTGAAATCAGTCTTTACCTTTGCCTTTGCCATGATTGTCTTGTTAGGTGAAATAGTCTTAAGAACATTTCCTTCCTGAACAACAATCGATGGATTAATCTTAGCAAAGTTCTTCATAACATTAAGTGTGTTTGTATCAATCTTCATAATATATCTCCTTTATCACTTCTTCTTTTTAAGCTGAGATGGATCTGCTGTTGCTGAAGCACCAATAGTTGCTAGATCAGCAAGAGAACCACCAAAAATATAAGAACCAACGTGCTGTAGTTTCATCCATGGACAGAACCAAGTACGTAACCCAATGTCCTGAGCTTTCTGACAGAACCAATAATCTTCTGAAAGATAACGCTTGGACCTCTTACTATTGAGTTCCTGAGCATTCGCAAAAATCTTTTTAATTTCTGTATCAATAGCATCTGGATCGTTTAACTTAAGAGAAGCCAAACGCTTCATCTCAGACTCATAATAACGCCCAAAGTCAAGTTGGTCAACTTCTGCCTGAAAAAACTGTAGAATTTCTCTAGTTCCATCAAAGTGTTCTGTTCGAACATGGTCTGGCCTATAAGAATACATTCCCTTGTATTCATCATAAAACTTTTGCATGGCTTTCTTAGTGACCATCATAAACCCTGTTCCGATCTCAAGAACTTCTACTGGTTCGTTAAGAGGAATACTTTGAGTTCCACCTTTTGGATTAAATACGTAATCACCAACAAATCTTTCTAGAACATTAGGATCTTCGTCAGCAATACCCTTGTCTACTGCTAATTTAATCTTTTCCCAAGAGATACACTTCTTAGGATAAGGACCACCGATAATGTCATACTTATCTTCTTCGTTTGCCTGAAGAGCCATAAGAGCAATAACATCTTGAGGATTAAAACCAATATCCGAGTCAATAAACATTAGATGTTGCGCATCTGAACGCATAAATTCATCACAACAATAATTACGAGCTCGTGTAATAAGGGATTCATTAAACAGATAATAAAACTGTAATGGAATACCATACTGAGTGCAAATAGAAGCTAGATCAGAAGCAGACTTAGCAAACATACCAGCACACTGACCACCATACATTGGTGCTGCTACAAATAATTTTCTGTCACGTAATTGTTCAATAGGAATTTTAATTTCCATTTATTCACCTTTCTTATAGTGATCGTTATATAACATCATTAATGTATAATGAAGAACCTTCATAAGATCGTCTTTATTGCTGCCATGTTTTTTACCATAGCGCCAAAGATACTTGATAGCTGTGTTTCGGAAGGTAGGCATAGAGTCACCGAGGGCGAGCCACACGTCGAAACATTCTATATTTTGCTCTTCAGTCATATAGTGTTGCCCATATGTCTTATCTATATAGGCTTTGAAATCAGTAATAATCTGATCTTCCTTATATTTATAAGGAATGTTTTTAGGAAATTCCATCAATCCTCCAAATATTTCATAATATGATCTACGATAACTTTTTGTTCTTCTTTATTATTATTCTTAAACTTTGTAACATTAAACATTAATGTCATGTTGGAAAGAATATTAGCAAGTTTTGTTTCACGACCTCTCAACCAAGTTTCGTTTTGCTCGCTGCCTCTTTCCTTATACCGTTCCTCTCTTACATTCTTTTCTGTCTGTAGATAAATGATTTCAATATCATAATTATCCAAACAATGTTCTAGAAACGATGATGTGAAAAGACGATCGCCTTCAAAAAGGACGACCGCATCTTTATCTAAACTTGCTAGAAATTTGATTGCTTCTGGCTGTACAGCCATTGACATACGATCTGTACCAGAGAATGTCTCGCCATCATCATACTTACCTAGGATATAATTACAATCATACTGTAGATATGGCACAAGTTTTACTTCGTCGTAAACTTTGAGCCAATTATATTTTGATATAATCTCTTTCATTAAAGTGGACTTACCAGATCCTGGTTCGCCGCCTATAGCAATCACTTTCATATTTACTCCATAAATGTAATAAGGGTAGCACGTTTTGGTCTTTTAGGTTTTTTAATTTTTGGTTCTGGTTTTTTAATTTCAGGTAACTCTTCGAACAAACCTGTGCTGTCTAACACTCCATGTTCACAGTAATAAGCCATTTTACTATTATCTATCTGATTAGTCAATAGTTTATTATTTAGAGTTTCAACACGAGCATCCCACATTGGTTGCCAATCAATTCCAACCCAACCGTCTTTTTCACATTTAGCAATTTCTTCAGCTTGGCGATCTAGATAATAACCTAGATAACGCCCATGTTTAACTCTGAATATCTTTTTAAAAGAACAGAGACATGTTTCCATATCAAAGTAATCTGTATCAGGAAATTCTTTTCTAACCTCTTGTAAGATTAGATACGCTTGTTCGTTTAGATACCCTAATTGAGATCCGTTCAATTTCTTATCATACCAATCAGTTTCACCAAGAGCAAGACACAAACCATTACGATGTGAACGAGATCCAGAATAATCTTCAAGCATAAGACTAGTAGGTTCAATAGGAAGACCACAACACTGCTTTAATGTTTGCATGTAAAACCAAGTTGAGTATCTACCAAATTTATGAAATTTTGTTTTTACCTCTTTCCAAAGATTATCAAAATTTTCTCCGGGAGTTTCTATTAAAAAAGGCATCAATGCATCAAACTGAGTTCTATCACCAACCCATTTTTTATAAGATTCAAACTGAGAGGGTAGATGACCCTTATTCCATTTAGTGTCTGTCTGGTAACGAAGGCGCTTGTAGTTGGTATTGTTCCAATCTTTTAAACGTTCAAGTCCAACAAGTTCCATGTCTGGGAACTCATTCCATATCACCCATGTTGTTGGAAAATAATACGTTGTTCCGTAGATCCAAGCAATCCAGAGTTTCTGCTCTGTGTTATGCTCAAACCTACGGAACAAATAGTTGGTCATGAAGATCGCTGGATCGCAATCCTTTATGGAAAGCGACCAGCGATACCAGTTTATAAAGTCTTCTTTAAGCTGCTTTTGTAGAGTTTGTTGGTTCATTTTTCAGAACATCTTTCTCAACATCATAAAAACATGGAAGATATTCTAGCTCGACCCAATCCATTTTAGCGATTTTTAAACAATCTCTAATTGCCTTGTCTAAGTCGTTGCGTTTATTCCAATCTTCAATATTGTTGTAATGGATAAAAATTTTGCCTTTTGGATTATTCCAATTACTTGGAGAACTATTCTGTCTAAAACTATTAACAACACCTCCAATACCAGCAAAGATTACTCGGTCAGCAGATTGACTGATGCAACCATAATCTGGATTATTTTCAATAAAACTCTTAGTTCTATTATCTAGTTCATCCTTATCATAGTTATAAAAATTATACTTAGATCCTTCTTGATCTTGTAAGAACTTTTTACGAACTGTAGTGATCAAAGCAGACAGAGAACTAGTTGAATATTCTTTATCGTAAAGACGGTGAAGAATAGCTTTCATTTCTGAAGAATTAAAACTAACTCCCTTTTCTTTCAAAGAAAGAATAGTCCTCTTAACATCTTCTTTAGAATTACCCTCTTTGACAACAGGTTCTTGATTCATAATCCTTCCAAAATGTTCCATTATAGAAAAATCATTATGGAATTCTTCAGCAGGAACATAAAGCACAGGAATGGTTGTCCATTTTGCTTTAATAGCTGCTTCAGCAGTGTGATTACCGTCAAGAATTTTTTTAATTCCGTTTTTAAAAACAACAACAACCACTGGATTAATATGCTTGCGTGCTTCTGCAGGGTTTGACATTCTTTCAGAAAGAATATTGACGTGGTGATTGTGTCTGCGCTTAAAGCGAATCTGAATACGCTGCATATTCTTGACTTCGCCAACATATACTTCAGCTACTTGATAATACTTTTTCCCTTTATCTACTTTTACTTTTTCTACAATTTTTTCGGCAGTAATAATTTTTTGTAATTCGTCATGTTCTACGATTTCCCCTTCAAACTCACCCTCAATAACTTCTTCAGCTAGTTTTTTCATGTCATCAGAAACTAACTTAAGATCACAACCAGCACCACCACCATTAGTTTCATTAAACATTACAGGGTTATTTTTTGCATTCATTAATGAAAGCATATAATGCTCAAGAGAAATACATTGTTCTACACTACCTTTATAAAAGACTACCCTTTCTAAAAGACCTTTATTCCAAAGATCATGAAATGCAGGATTCTCAGTGCTTGCTGTATAATAATCACCATGTTCATCTTCGGTTTTATGATAACCGACATAAACGATATCTTGGCTTTCTGTATTATACCAGAAATAACAAATAGCATCATACTTCATAGGTCGCTCCTTTGTTGGACCATTTCAAATAATTGAGCTTTCTTTATATCGCCCAATAATCATATAATACCACTAAACTGTAAATAAGTCAAGTCCTTTATATTCTTTGAACAGTTCTACACATCCTCCTTTTCCTTTTTTAGTCATTGCAGAATAGATTGTTGAATCTACAGAGTAATCAGTGTCTTCGAAATAAGGACTGATTATAGAAAACATTGCCAGCTGACAACCACTCTTCTGTTTACCAACAAACTCTATTCCTAGTTTCTTATAGAATTCTACTGCTTCTGGTTCGGAAGAAACTCTAAAATAATTTGCACCTGTTTTATACGCAAACACTAAACCATAATTACAGAGTTGTCTAGCTATACCTTTTTTCCTATGAGCATAGAATGTATGAAGTAATTGTAGATTTGCTACTCTAGGCAATTTCTTTGATAGTGTTACTAGAATGGCGCCACACAAATCATCTCCTTCCCAATAACCAATAACCTTATCCCATGCTTCCAGCATGTCACATTTAGCTACAAATGTCTTGGCAAAATTATCTTGTTTGTTAGGAGAGATAAACTTTTTAAATTGATCTCTTGTTACTAGATCAAACCGGAATGAATTCTCTAGATTTCTTTCCTCGTTCTTTTCCATATTTTGTTTTCTCCCATGATGTATAAATTTCGTGATCGTATTTTAGTTCAGGAAATTTATAATCTCCTTCTAGGAGGATTTCCATAACATCTGGTCCATCATTAAGAGCAGCATCAATAAACTTTTCAACAAACTTAAATGAATCTTCTAGTTCTCTACGATCATATGAATTACGGAAACAACGAAATTCAATTGTTCCTGTATGCTTCATACAGTAAGTATTAATAGCATATCTAAAAGGTCTGCCCATAGAAACACCATCTTTACCTGCTGCATGTAATTTAATAAAATGTTCAAAATCTGTAGTCAAATTAATAATGTTATTGCACATATAATCAGGCATCAAACGACCACAATCTAATTTAAGATATGTTTTAGCAGTCTTTGTTAAAGACATATCCGGATGTAATCTGAAACCATGGATACGATCAACTACAACATGCTGATTATCTCTAATATACTTGACTAATCTTTTTAAAGCACTAACGTCCTCTTTTAACCCTGGAACATATACGTGAATATGGTTATGAGAAATACAATTGCTAGTAGGATTGTTACCATGTGATTTATAAAAATCAAGTATCTCAAAAATTCTTTCGACTTGTTCTTGCCAAGTTCTTGTTGGTTTAACATTTATCTCTCCTCCAAATGGTGGCTCTATACCAAGAGGGTCGCATGCTATACCACGGTAAGGAGGATTCAGATTAACAACATCAGTTTCTGAAAACTCCCACTTACCTAAATGTTCTGGAAGTGGGAGACGACGATCAGCATCTCCCACTTCCATTTCAAAACCCCATGTAAAAGTTTTAGGATCATAATTCATTGTAAGTCCTCAATATTAGGAAACTCATATCTATTATATGTTATCATTGTAAAATTATCAACTACAAAAACTTCATACATATTAGTTGAAAACTGTAAATCTAATCCGCTCCTTTTAAGGATATCAGCAGTAGAAGCAAAGATAACAATATTATGACCATAAGAATAATACAATGGTCTTGCTTCGTTTCTAAAAGCAGTCAACACTTTATCTTTATCAATAGTGCAAACTGACATACTAGCAGGTTGAAATTTATGTAAAGGAACTTCGCCCGATTCCAAACAACGTAAAATCAATTCACTATCATTTTTAGTGATAGTATCATACCCATAAGTTTCTTTCCAGGTTTCAGGAGGCTCTTGAGAAATGACTCCATTATGAACAATAGAAAGACCATCAGTAGCCATAGGTTGATTATATGCAAGATCGCTAGTTGAATAACGAACATGACCAATACAATAAAGATTGCCATCTTCATTAACCCAACTAGATATATCTTGTTTTGCTATAAATGATACAGCATCAATAGGTTCTTTAATTGTATGAACCTTATTATCTTTTACATACGAAACACCAGTAGCATGTTTACCACGAATCATTGATTGTGTAAAAAGTTGACGAACAAGATTGAACTCTTGTTCGTCTGGTTTCTTTATGACTATACCTAATACGCCACACATTAAAAGAAATCTTCTAGAGTTGCTACTTCTGCTTTACCATAAGGATCTTTCATATTATGTGCATGAAGATAATCATACCATTCTTGGCTTTCCCACATTCCAGGAGATACACCATTCCACAGAGGGCGCTGAAGAGGATGTGCTTTATTTAACCGACGATCATCAACAAACTGACGACGAAGAATTTCATAATCGTATGACTTTAGTTCAAGCATCTTCTCGCGGAAATAACATACTACAGAAATACGTTCGCAAGCAGGATCATCAGGATTGTTAAGAACGATAGGAGTATTGCCATGGATAATCTCATGGTTGTTGACCAGTAGAAGATCACCAGGACGAACATCGACAGCGATACGATACTCAGGGAAGACAAGATAACCTCCAGTATAATCACCAGAACCAAGAACAAGTAGATTACTCAATCCTGAATCTAGATCACCAGCATCTCGATGACATGCTGTGCGGAAAGTTTTATTAACAGTGATTGTTGTGAACACTGTATCAGGAACAAGGAAACGAGGGTCAAGTTTATCTGCCGCTTCTTTCTGATTACCCCAACGCCAAGGAAGAAGCTCCTTGAAACCTCTATTCAATGACTGAAGAAAGGGATATGCTAGTCCAAATAACTCTGGATGTTTCTCAGTATAGGATGTCGCTCGTCCATAAGGAATTCTCGGATAGCGATCGTACCAACCCGCAACACCAGAAAAAACAGACTTAGCATAATTAGTAGTGGAAGCCCAATTTTCCGCCACCATTTTAGCTTCTTCACGAACTTCTTCCTTTGGTTTATTAGATAGACCATCAACCCATTTATCAAACCATCCATGATACTCTGGATAAACTTTAGTTACCTCTGAACGTAACCAAACAATACCACGTGTTTCATCAACTGGTTTATATCTTGGGTTATTATACTTAGCACGAATACTTTCTATAGAGGTGTCATCAAATAAAGATGCACCATCATCCATCAAGAAGTCAAGTATTTCCTGTTGATAAGGAGTAACCCAATCTCTACCACCACGTCCATTTGTATTAAGCATTTCACCACGTGGACCTGCAGCAAGACCACGATTCTGAGACTCAACTGCTGCTTCTCTTAGTCCAGCATATGCTTGATCACATTCTTCTTTAGTAAAGAAGTTTTTACGAAACTTGAAAGCAATACGTAATTCGTCATTACCCTTATCACAATCCTCACAATCTCTCATACCACAATCAGCCTTTGTGAGCGGATCACAAAGGGGAGGCATATAACAATCACAGTCTTCTTGAATTACAACCTTGTAATGACTTTCATCTACATAAGTTCCAAGAAGATCTTCGCAATCAATTTTTTCTTTTGCGACAATACGTCTAACCATTATTTACTCCATAAAGAACTTTTTTGATATCAGGCGGCGTCCAACCTTCTGGCTTCAAAATCTTACCATCATCTCTACGAACTGGTTTACCATCAACTAGTTTTGCCATGTTGCTTTGATGGACGGCGTCAAATACTTTGTCAAGAGGGATTCCATAGGATACAGCAGTGCCACAGACAATGTAAATAATATCAGCAAGCTCTTTAGCAATGTTTTCGAGGTCATTATTATATTCGCCTTGTTCATATTCTTTAAACTCTTCTTCTAACAGTTTCATTCGTAATGCACGTTCTGCTCCATCAGGAAACTGTGGAGCATGGCCTACATTCTGTCCTACTGCTGTCTGAAATTCTTTCACATCTTTATAAAAATTACTCATAAATCCACTCCGGTGGTTCTCTTCGTTTCCAACTATGCATTCTTTCTTTACCTACTTTATAGTAGTTGCGGTAATTTGTCAATGCATCTTCTGATATTTTATACTTATCATCCATTGCAGATGGCATAGGAGTCATATCCCAGTCTTTTAAATTTTTAGGAGGAGACTGGAGCATGTAAGACAGTTCGCCAAAACACTTATGTTCTTTATCATAACGATAGGTATACTCTGCCATCAAAGCAAAGAAATGATCTACCAACCAATTATAATTCTCGACACTGCTGCGAGTCCAGACACAACTCGGATGATTGATATGCGTAGCTGAATAAACAACTGGTTCACGAGCATCATGTAATCTCCATCTCTTTGCTTTTCTACCTGTCAGTGTTTGACCAACGTATTCTTCGCCATCTAACAAGCGATGCGCAGTTGATAGTAGTTGTGCGCTCTCAAGAATCATCTTGACAACGTGTTTATCTACCATCCACTGCGCAGCTTGCACGGGATTCTCATCAATATAAAAAATATTCATCACTTATCCCAAAAAATAAACAACTTAATCCAAATATAAACTAAAAAACATACAATAGCAAATAAAAAAAGTTCTTCAAGATGATTATGTCTATGTTCAATTATTTTGAAATTAAAATATTTTTGGATGGAATAAATCTGTTCTTCGAACGAAGAATCTTTAAAATAATTTGTTATTGGATTTATTTTATCGAAGTTAAAATATCTCAAGATTTCCACTTCCTCATTGCTTGATCCCTATGGAATTTATTCGCTTTATCATAAAAACGGCGACCTTCTAGATGATCGTATTCGTGTTGGAATACTCTGGCGGACATACCAATAAACTGTTTGGTCATTGTGTCTCCATTCGGAGTATTGAATCTAACTCGAACAAATTCAGGTCGCTTTATTTTAACTAATAAACCCGGATAAGACAAGCATCCTTCTTCAAGAACGACAGTTTTTTCACTGGGTTGTGTGATTCTAGGATTGAAACATACAAAATTTTCCGGATGTCCTCTCATAGCAAAGATACGATAGGGAACTCCTACCTGATTAGCTGCTACGCCTAACGCTCTGCTCTCGTGCATAAATTTAACTAACTCTTTAGCAAATTCAATAGCATCAAAAGGAGGATTAGAAAAATCAAAAGGTTTGCATTCCTCTAACAAATGCGTATCATTTAATTCCATAAATTATTCCTCTATTTGTGAAAAGTTTTTAACCTTCTTAAACCTTAGAACATTAGAAAACTTTTCATTCATATGATCTTTATGTGATATAATAAAAATATTATTATTCTTTGCTACGTCATATACAATATTCATAAGATAATCTGTAGCGTTTTGATCAAGAGAAGAATCAAATACTTCATCCATAATCAAAAGATTTGTATTAATCGAATTACGAAGTTTAGCTACTGCTCTCCATGTAAATAATAAAGCTAAATCAATCTTCTGTTTTTCCCCTTCAGAAAAAGAAGCGTATGTAAAATTATCTCTGTATCTTGACTTGATTGTTTCATTAAAATTTTCATCAAGCTCAAACGATACGAAGAAATCCATAGAAGAAAGATACTTATTAATTAGCTTATTGATTACAGGTATATATTGTTTAATAATTTTAGATTTAATTCCTGTATCTTTTAACAATGCAGTAGCAGCAAAAAACAAATGTTTTTCTTCAACTAATTCGTTATATTCTTTTTGTATTATGGTTAGTTTTTCTTTATACTCAGCAATCTTATTATCAGAAGACGCATCATGAACAGAATCTGATATATTAGATATCTCTTGATTAATCTGTTCTATTTGTCTATTCAAAGATTTTAAATTTGTTTTTGTTTCAATAACATCCATCTCTTTTGAGCGGATGTTAGAAATAACTTCCATGATTTCTTCTAACCTTTTATTAGTAGAATCATATTCTTCAGAAAGTTTAACCAATCCTTTTTGTATCTCTGATAATTTGTTTTTATTTTCGTCTACGCATTTATGTTTAAATTCTTCTTCAATATTTTGCCCACAGGTCGGACAGCTTTCATTATTAGAAAAGAACTCTATGTTTTCTTTTAATATCTTAGACTTAGCATCTATTTGGTGCCTTAGTTGAGACAGCTTATTAATCTTTTTAGAAACCGTTTCCTCATCATGAATATTCTTTTTTAATTCATCAATTTGTTTCTGAATTTCATTCAGTTTAATCTCATGTTCTTTTATTTGTTTTTTAGTGTTTTCAATTAATACTCTTTTTTCTTCAATAACTTTTTCATTATTTTTATTCAGCAGCTGAAGATGTTCTTGAGTTGTTTCTATCTTATATTCTGTAAACTTTATATCTTTAACATAGTCTTCAATTTTAGAATTGTTTATTAAAATTTTATCTTTCAAAAGACTATTCATAACAGTAAAAATATTAAGTTCTAATAGATCTTCAATAATCTCTCTACGTTGAGCGGCTGATAGCTGCATAAATGGTTGAAAGGTAGCCGAGCCAAGAACAACTACTTGATTAAACGATTTCTGATTTACTTTAAGTACTTGTTTTTCTAATAGCTCTTGATAATCTTTCATCTCAGCTGACTGATTTAAAAGAGTATCGTTTTGATAAACTTCGAAGACTGTTGGTTTAATTCCTCGAACAATCTTGTAGTTTACAGTTCCTATAGAAAATTCAATTTCTACAAGACAGTTTTTCTGAGTAATTGTATTTACTA